CTAAGGCGGGTCAGTTTAAGTTTTCATACTTTACTTTAGTTTAATTGGTTTTCCGCTAACTTCAACATTTGTGTAAAACAGCATATTGTGAAATATGAAGATGTAGGTTCATATCCTGCACCCGCCACCCTATAGCGCAGATTAAAAGAATGTATCACTACGGAACGTTTGTTTATTAAAATTACATTCTTCTGCGCTTTAATATTTTCGATTTAACGGCCTTTCTTTGCTGTTGTGGGCAATTATACTACTTTAACCATGATGTGCGCTCAGAACGCAAGGAAATGGCCTTAAATCGAGTTTTGTTTAACCCTTTAAAGCATAATCAATATGAATCCGAATAATAAAGTAAATCGCATATATAAGTTTGATAATTTAAGTAAAAAAATCGATAATTTTTTAGCAACCGAAAAAGGTCAGCAAGTCGTTAATAACATACACCGTTTCACATTGGAAGATTTGGTGTACAAATATAATCTAAAATATTTACTTCGAATGCACAGTAATAAACAGGCGATATTAGATTATATTCGTAATAAAATAAAGAACAGCAAAAAACCGCATAACATTATCGATTATACCAAACCTGGTAAATATAAATATATACGTTATCCGAACTTAACCAAGCAAGAAATAAAGAAAATATGGGATGCGAAACCAGACTTTAAAATGAAGTATGCAGAGCGTATGAATGCGCTTGAACAGCATAAGATCGATCGTTGGGAAAAAGAAAATAAACCAACATTCGAACAATTACGTAATGATTTCTTTCCGCATACAATAATACAAGCATTTGTAGATAAAATGGAGAAAAAGCGTGAAGAAATACGTTTACGATTAGCACAAAAATATGAAGATCCTATAAACAAACCTGTGTATGTACGATATTATACTACACCAGAAATCGTGAAAGAGAAACTTATAGGATATGTTAAAGATATACGAAATATAATTCGTAAAAAACCTTCATTCTACACACTCGATAAAATAGATGGTTATCTATATAATCAGATAAAATTTCTACAAACACGCATGAAAGCTATATTTGGAGATGATTTTATTTGTTTAAAAGTGATGACAGCTAACAATCATGTAGGATGTTGGGCTTAAGTGGTAAAGTCAACCTATTCCACGTAAAAATAATTAGGGTGACGGTTATGCACACCGCTAAGTGCATACAAGCCTCAATGTCGAAATTGGTATCCGAGACAGACTTAAACTCTGTTGAGCCGTAAGGTTCGTGCGGGTTCGACTCCCGCTTGAGGTACTAAATATATTGTTTTACTTGTTATTGTTTTCTGTACATGGCGGTTCGTGAGAATAGTCATGTTTTTTATTATTAAGAGTCTTAGAGCCATGATTATACATAACAAAACAACAGTAATATACGATATTGAGTCATTTCCAAATTTCTTTTGTTGTACATGTAAAAATACAGAAACTCAAAGTATAAGAACATTTGAAATTTCTGCAAGACAAGACGATATATTAGAATTGAGTAACTATTTTTCTAAAAAAGAATTTTTATTTTGCGGATATAATAATAAGCATTATGACGATGTTATAATAAATTATATTATTATGTATGCAGAACAAATGATTCAATTTCCGAAATTACGAGTTACTGATTCTATATTCAGTCTATCACAATGTATAATAAAAGAAGACATAGATCGCATAAAACAATTTAAATATGCTAATCTATTTGAATCTATGGATTTACTAACTATGATGTTTAGTAGTAAACTAAGGGTAGGTTTAAAGGAAATGCAACTCACTATGCGTTATAATAATGTACTCGAATATGATGGAAATTTTGACGATTATGTAAATCCGAAAGATTATTCTAAAATAATAGAGTACAATATAAATGATGTAGAATCTACTACATGTTTATTTAATAAGCTTGTAGATAAAGGAGAAATAGATCTACGATTATTTATTGAGGAAGAATATGGTTTTAACGCTCTTTCAATGGACAGTGTCAAGTTTGGAGAAACAATTCTGGCTAAAAAAGTTTGTGAAGAATTACACATAGACAAAAGACAACTGGAACAAATGCGTTCTCCAATGGACTATGTTCCATTGAAAGATGTTATATTACCATTCATAAAATATAAAAATCCGAAATTTCAAGCCGTTCTTGAAGATATGAAAAGGCAAACAGTATCTTCAAAAGAACGCAAAAGCTACGAGAATAAGTTTGTTGTCTCGAATCTACGCTATTCTGTGGGAATTGGAGGAATACATTCCATAAATGAACCCAGGATCTTCGTTCCTAAAGAAGATGAATATATTGGACATTTAGATGTCGCATCTATGTATCCAAGTTTCATTGTGCAGTATGGGTGGTTTCCTACTCACTTAGGTAAAGCAGGTTTGGATGTATATATAGATTTATATCACCAAAGGTTACATGCCAAACATAGCGGGCAGAAACTTAAGGACCTTGCCTTAAAATTGGTACTTAATTCTGTTACAGGAAAAATGCAACAAGAGACCTCTTGGCTATATGATCCTAAGAGTGTATTTAAAATAAGAATAAATGGGCAATTAGTCTTATTGATGCTTGCAGATTTACTTCTTGAACAAGATTGTAAAATCATACAAGTAAATACAGATGGTGTGATGTTTATTGCTAAGAAAGATCGAGAACCAAAAATCGCAGAGTCAGTATCGAAACTTGAACAATTAACTAAATTGTCTTTTGAAGCGGACCGTTATGAAGCGTTTTATCAATACGCCGTTAATGATTATTTCGGAGTTGTTAACGAAAATAAGATAGACAAAAAAGGTATGTTTATAATAGAAAATAAATTGGGTAAAGGACTTGCACCAACCATTATTCCAAAAGCTATTATAGCATACTTTACTAAAAAAATTCCTTTAGAGGAAACAATTCGAAATTGTAATGATGTATATGAATTTTTAATGGCCCAAAGAGTAGATAAAAAATTCAAAGTAGAATACGATAATCATTACATTCAACGAATAAATCGATATTATGCAAGTACAGGAGGTTATTGGTTATATAAAGTAAAAGAAGACAATGGTAAATTAAGCTATGAAAATATGCTTACTAAATCAGGAATTCGAATACTTAATAAGATTGATGATCCTACTGTACCACGCGATATAAACTACGCTTATTATATAAGTGAAGCAAGAAAAATAGTAAACGATTTAGAGTGTAGACAACTCGATTTGTTTACTGAGTCATAACACTTGTTAACCTAAGAGTATAAAAGATGATTATTGACTTAAACTTAAAACTTTTGGACATAGATCCAAAAATCAATCTAAATCAGTTAGTATTCCTTAGTATGGTATTGAATAAGAATCAAAAATATAATGATCAAGACGTTCGCAAGTTAGTCAGCCTTATTAGCGACGACGAAATATCATACTTAATTCAAAATAATCATATCACTTCGATGGAGAGAAGTGGTTTTATGTATTATAATCCGTCAAAAAAACTTTTGGAAGCATTAACACCTGAAGAAAGTTATTTTGATTTGTTTTTTGATACATATCCAGTATATGTTACACGACCGGATGGTTTGAAATCGTTTTTACGTAGCAATAAAAATAAATGTAGAAAAATGTATAATGATTATGTACATAATTCCGCAGAAGCTGCTCAACATTTGTTAGACTGTTTAAATTATCAGCTACAAAAATTAACAATGAGCGGTAAATTAGGCTATATGAAAACGATGTATAAATGGTTTGTAGAACACGAATGGGAGGTTATTGAGGAAGAAATGCAGTATCAACAATCTAAAACAGAACAGTCTTATGGAACAGAGCTACTATAATTTACCTATAAGACATATTTCAACAGTTACAGATGAAGCAATACGTTATATTACAGCACGTAAAGAACATATTGTATCATCATTAGCTACTCGTTGGAAAAAACTAAATAGTTGTTGTATGGGAGGTATAGAACCAAATACCGTATATACCATAGCTGGCATTTCTGGAAGCGGAAAGAGTTCGGTAGCAAATCTTATCCAAACTGATTTAGTTGATCTTAATCCTAACAGGGATATTGTTATACTTACTTTTTCTTTAGAAATGGTTGGATTTAGGCAAATCGGAAGAACACTGTCTAATAAATTACGCAAGACAACTTCTTATTTGTATAGTTCTCAACAGGACCTTGACGACGATACGTACCATAAGGTCGTCGATGTTTCTAATCAACTAAAGAATTACCCGATTTATTTTGTAGATAATCCTGGTAGCCCTGAGCAAGTAAGACAAACAATACTTATGTTCTATGAAAGATATATCAAAGATCAAAACAAATATTTTGTTATAATCTATGATCATACTCTTTTAACGAAGAAAATTGGAACTACAATAGATACTTTAAGTGAACTACAAGAAGTATTTATCCAAATTAAAAAACTTCCGTTAACATCTGTGATCCAATTATCACAAATGAATAGAAATATAGAAAGCCCTGAAAGGATAAATAACCCATTGGCACATTACCCAATGAGGAGCGATTTATCATCGTCCGATTCGATATTCCAGGCAAGTGATTATGTACTTGTTATACATCGTCCTGAAATATTAAATATACATGAATACGGTCCTAATAGATTGCCTACCAAAAACAAGGTTTACATTCACATTCTTAAAAATCGAGATGCCGGAAAACCTTGTATTCTTGAATTTGAAAATGACCTCATGTATAACAATCTGATCGAACGATAAGGTATAACATTTTAAAGGCTGAAAA